TGCAAAAGCATTGCATTTGCATTGCATACCGATGCAAAACTTGTGGAAAGCATTGTTAAGGATTACAATTTGTTTGAAAACGATGGCGAAAAGTTTTGGTCGAACTCGGTTTTGACCCGGCTTAACACATCAAGAAGCATTGCAAGCAAGCGTAAGGCGGCGGCGTTAAGTCGTTGGAAACCAACATCCGAAATGCAAATGCAATCCAAATGCAATGCAAATGCAATGCAAAAGCAATGCAAAAGCACGGTAAAGGAAAGTAAAGAAAAGGAAAGTAAAGAAGAATCCTTATCTAACGATAAGGAGAAAGAGAGCAAGAAACGCAAGGCGTTCTTGCCGCCTTCTTTGGAAGAAGTTCAAGCCTATATCAATGAAAAGGGATATTCGATTGATGCCGAAGCCTTCATTGCTTTTTATTCCTCAAAGAATTGGTATGTCGGAAGTAACAAAATGACCAACTGGCGAATGGCGGTCGTAACGTGGTCGAAACGTAACAACGCCGGAGCAACACGGGGAAGTGCAACAACTAAAAATTGTAATGACGAATGGAAATAAAAAAAAATATTCAAACCAAGGACGGTGCAAAAGAAGTCAAGGTTCAAATGCCGGAAGTCGGTCGCATATTGAATGCCATCCGTCAATGTGGATTGTTCCAAGGCTTCACAAGGTATCAATACATCAACTATGATGTGGAAGCAGCTTTGAAAATCGTTGAAGCAATCGGAAAGACAAGAAATTCCCGATTCGTGATTGACGAAGAAAACCGATTCACATATATGAACTTCGTGAAGTGGTGTCATGGCGACACAACCTTTCAATGTATTGACCCGGTTTCAAGACAACCTATTCCGGGAAACTTGAAGAAGGGAATATATATCGCCGGGAATACGGGAAGTGGAAAATCGTGGTGTCTTGAAATAATGCAAGCCTATGCAATAGCATGGAAGTTCGGCATTTCCTTCGCCGATGATGAATATCCCCGTCCGTTGTGTTGGCAAATAGAACGTGCAGATGGAATCTGTGACAAGTTCGCCGAAACTGGAACAATCATCGGGTTCAAACAAAAACCGATGTTGGGAATCCAAGACTTCGGGCAAGAGCCGCAAGAATCGCTATACATGGGAAATCGGGTTGATGTTATCCGGCAGCTTATCGAATACCGGGGCGACAGAACAGATGAACTAACATTCATAACATCAAACATGAGAATCAACGGCGATAATCTTATGAACCGATACGGCGACCGTGTGGCATCCCGACTTTTGGAGATGTGTAATTACTTCGAAATAAAGGGAAAGGACAGAAGGAAGAATTGACCTAACAATTAACATAACAAGAATATACACGATGAAGATTTACATATCGGGAAGAATTAGCGGCTTGCCAATGAGTGAAGTCAAAGAGAAGTTCGATAATGCCGCCGACTTATTGGATTCGTTGGATTTACAACCTGTGAATCCATTGAACAACGGATTGCAAGAAGGGGCGACATGGGCGCAACACATGGGCAAAGACATTGAATTGTTGCTTGAATGTGATGGAATCCTTATGCTTGACAACTGGAAGCAATCGAAGGGTGCGGACATCGAACGTGCGATTGCCAAAAAACTTGATATGGTGATACTATATGAAGAAGTACTTGCAGACGATGAAAACAAACGCATTGCCGAAGTCATTGAAGATGTTGTGCAAGAAGTCACCGGATTCGGCATCAAACAGTTCGGACAGAAAAGCCGATGCCGGGAACGATGTTATGCAAGAATGATATTCGTGTATCATTGCCGTGAAGCGAAAATGCGACTTGCGACAATATCCAAATTTGTTCATCGTGACCATACAACAATGCTTCACTACTTGAACAGATACAATGACGAAATAAGATTCAACAAAGAATTTCGTGACCTTGCATCCAAGGTTGCGGACAAACTGAAAGATTATGAGGTTTGCATTAAGAAATCAAAGTAAGATTGAAAAGGCACTCGGCGGCGATACGCTTGAAGTTTTGTTGGAAGCCTTGCGGCAAGCATTTGAAAGTTTTAACGACTTCGAAATTGAAGCGAGGATTGACAAAGAAACAACGCCTTATCCTACATTGACCGTTGATTGTAGTTCATATCCATACAACACGGCGGTTTTTTATGTCGTTGGTCGGCAATATGATGTGCTGAAACTGGCATTCAATAAAATCGGAAAATAACAAGGCTATGAATCATAAATTCAACTACAAATGGACATTGAAGGATGCAACCTTCACCAAAGACAAAGGAACGGTGTTCAGTTGCTTTGCCGGGGGTGGCGGTTCGTCTATGGGGTATAAGTTAGCCGGATTCGATGTGATAGGATGCAACGAGATTGACCACCGCATGATGTACGCATATTGTCAGAACAACGGCAATCCGAAATTTCGCTACCTTGAAGCAATTCAAGATTTCGTGAAAGAAAAGGAAATGCCGCCGGAGTTGTATGAACTTGACATCTTGGATGGTTCACCGCCTTGTTCTTCATTCTCGCTTGCAAGTGTAGGCGGCGAATGCGGAAGGCAAAACGGATGGGGTAAGAAAAAGAAGTTTCGTGAAGGACAGTCGGAACAAGTTCTTGACACGCTTTTCTTTGACTTTATTGAACTTGCCGGAAGATTACATCCGAAGGTCGTTGTTGCTGAAAATGTCCGTGGGCTTTTGCTCGGAGAAGCGAAAGGATATGTTTCCCGGATTTACAGAGAGTTTGACAAAGCCGGGTATCATGTGCAACACTGGTTGTTGGATGCTCAATACATGGGTGTGCCACAACGCCGTGAACGTGTATTCTTCATTGCCCTTCGCAAAGACCTTGTGCAGTTTGTCCCGTGTCAACGAACGCTTTTTGACGCAATCCCGGTGCTTGACATGAAGTTCAACGAAACACCAATCACATTCGGCGAATGCTATGATGGGAAGGGAAATGAACTTGTTGGTGAAGTTATGCGCAAGACATGGGAACAACGTCAACCGGGGGATTCCGATTTGGGCGACATAACAAAGCGAATGTCCGGAAAAGAACGGATGTTCAATTTCTACCTAATAGGCAAGAATGAAGTGTGTCGGCAGCTCACCGGAAAGGAATGCACGAACATTCTATTCGATGAACCCCGTTATTTGTCAGAAGGTGAAGAATGTTGTGTCGCAACATTTCCACAAGACTACGACTTCGCCGGAAACAAACCGCATTATGTGTGTGGCATGAGCGTTCCACCCGTGATGATGGCGCAAGTGGCATCCCGTATTTACGAACAATGGCTTTCAAAGATTAAAGTATGAAATACAACAACATCCCGAAGGTGTCTGAATTAAATAATATTATAACTCGTTATGGCAAATAAAATTAACATTGAGAATTATATACAGCGTTTGAAAGAATGTCAGAGTATGGAAGATATAGAAAGTGCTCATGCTGACGCTGACAAGGTTTTGGAAGAAGTCATACTTAAAGAGCTTGGTGACGATTTCAAACAGGTTGTAAATGAATACAAGAAAGTTCCCAAATGGTATGCGTAAACTTAGTAAAAATGAAGACAATAACATTTGATGTAATGCTCAATGGGCGTTTTATCTGCACGTTGAAATACAAGTTTTGCCCATTGTTCCCAATCGAACTTGACGGATTGAATAAGTTCATCGAAAGCAAACGCCCATCATTGAAGGGCAAAGATTACAATATCGCATTTTAACTTATAAACACCATTAGACAATGAAAGATATTGAACTATACAATGACCATTTCCAAAACTACAAGGTTTATGGAATCCCGAAAGCGCAACTAATCATTGCCGACCCACCGTATAATCTTGGCGTGAACGCTTATGCAAGCAATCCGGCATGGTATAAGGACGGGGACAACAAAAACGGCGAATCAGATAAAGCCGGGAAAGAGTTCTTCGACACGGACAAAGATTTCCGTCCGGCGGAATTTATGCACTTTTGTTCCCGAATGTTGGTTAAAGAGCCGAAAGAAGCCGGAAAAGCACCGTGCATGATAATCTTTTGCGAGTTCGAACAACAATTCAAATACATCGAACTGGGTAAGCAGTACGGATTCAAGAATTATATAAACCTTGTATTCCGGAAGAACTTTTCCGCACAAGTCTTGAAGGCAAACATGAAGGTTGTCGGAAATTGCGAATACGGTGTTTTGCTATACCGTGACAAACTTCCAAAGTTCAACAACGATGGGCGAATGGTTTTCAATTGCTTCGACTGGGTGCGTGACAACCGGACACCAAAAATCCATCCCACACAAAAGCCCGTTCCACTTCTTGAACGTCTGATTGAATTGTTCACCGACCCCGGCGATGTTGTCATTGACCCTTGCGCCGGAAGCGGTTCAACTCTTCTTGCAGCAGCAAACCTTGCACGCCGGGCGTATGGATTCGAGATTAAAAAAGACTTTTATAAAAAAGCAACGGCAAAAGTTTTGCCTTGCATACAAAGAAACTTGTTTGTATGATGAAGAAAACGACAGAGCCATGTTTTAGTAATGGCACGGAATTTATGGTGTGGCAAGATGAAAATTGTTGCCAATGCAAAAAGGCGGTGTGGTACAACGAAAAACTTGACCGTTACCCACAATATCGTTGTGCCGTGCAAAAGCAGATTGAAGGGCAAGCGGTAGGCATTGACGAGATAAGCCAAAGGACGTATGATGCAGCCCATCAACGCCGTTGTCCCTTCTTCAAGTCAAAGGTTGAGGAAAAGCCCAAAGAAGAAGTCCTTGATTTCTCAAAAGGCGAATCCTTGTTCAATAAATTGCCTTTGTTCAATAATATTGAACACGACCGAAATATTGAACAACCATCCCCGGAAAAGAAAGAAAAGCCCAAGAAATCGGCGGCAGAAAACCCGGATGCAGCCCTTCTTAAACTGGCAATGGAAACCGGAGTTGATTATAACGTCTTGAAGGATGCCGAACGCCGAATGTTCGAAACAATCAAGAGCAAGGCGGAATTGCCGCCCGTGTTCCGGGAAGATAGATTCAAGAAGGAAATCAAAAGCGATGTTCATAATATGCTTGAAACCTTCACATGGGAAGAAAACATGAAGATTGCCTTCGTTCCCTTGATTATATCGCATTTGGCGTGGATGTATTCGGAGAAGGTTATGAAGTATTGCGCCGAACACCGCATTCCCGAAACAATCAAATTATCCCGTGCCGTGAAACACGTCCGGGAAGAATATGTTTCGACCCTCAAAAAAGATTTGGATGCAGCTCACCTTTGCCGCATTGAAGAACAGACACAACAATTCTTCAACGAATATGTGAATGACTTCACAATTATGTGGTATTGTGTGAATGGTCAGTATAAGAAGCAGTTTCCGGATGATATATACAAGGATATGAAAACGGATGCATTTATTTCCGTTCTGATGTGTCGTTTCCTTGTTGCTCACAACAAGAGAATGGACAAAATCATTGAAGCGAAGATGGGATTTGCACAGAGCATCAAGAATCCATATATGGACAAGTTGGAAACGTGTATGGATGCGTATTGTGGTAGGCAAGTAATTGAATGCAACGACAACATCAACGCTTGTTTGCGAATCCTTGAACGAAATATCAATGAAATTGATTTTAACATTGAACCGGGCAAATAACAATATATAAACCAAGAAACAATGAATTACAACGAATTGTCAAAAGCAGCTCACAAAATCGCCGTAAATCACGGGTTTTGGAGCAAAAAAAGTAACGAGCATTATATGATGCTTGTTGTTGTGGAAATCGGCGAAACAGTAGAAGCACACCGAAACAGAAGATATGCCGATATTAAAGCCTTCGAACAAGGGACACTTCCTTGTGTGGTGAACTTCGAACGCTTCATCAAGGACACAATAGAAGATGAAATGGCAGACATTGCCATTTGGCTTGCCGACATTGCCGGAGCTTTGGGAATAAACTTCGACAAGATGAACCCTTGCCGTTATCATCGTGCGTTTGATAAATTCAGTTTTACTGAAAATGCATTCGCCTTGACGAAAGGATTGTGTCGTGACACAATCGCAATTGAAAAGCGCATCCAGTTTGGCATGGAGTATGTGTTCAAATGGGCAAAGGAACTGAAAATAGATTTGCCTTATTTCATCAACCTCAAAATGAAGTACAACGCCAACCGTCCGCTTAAAAACGGAAAGGCATATTAAGAATCCAAATGCATTGCAAATGCAATGCAAGTGCATAACAACAAAAATAAAGTAATATGTTACAGATTGAAGTGATTGGAAACATCGGCAATGATGCCGACATCAAAGGGTTTTCCGGAAAGAAGTATGTATCATTCAACGTGGCGCATTCGGAGATACGCAAGGATGCCAATGGCGTTGTTGCGGAATCAACAACATGGGTGTCCGTTCTTTGGTATGGTGACGGTGGTAGCTTGACCCCGTATTTGAAGAAGGGATGCAAGGTGTTCGTTCGTGGTCGCCTTGTGCCGAAAGCGTACATGGACAAGAACAACCATCCGCAAGTTGGATTGAATATGTACGCAAATGAAGTGAATCTATGCGGAACAAAGGGAGAGAACAACACGAACAATGCCAATGGTAGCGGCACAACCGCATCAACACCGGAAGGCAAAAACGATGATTTGCCGTTCTGATGGGAAAGATTATCATTGGGATTGACCCGGATATTGACAAAAGCGGCGTTTGCGTCCTTGACCCGAAAGGAAGGCAAGTACAAGCAACGGTTGCATCGTTCCCCGATTTGGTAAGTTACTTTGAAAAGCAATCTAAGCAAAGCGACATTGACACAACGGTTGTCGTTGAAGCATCGTGGATGCACAACAAGACCAACTGGCACATGAACCCGAAGGATTCAAAGCGTGTCGCAGCCGCAAAGGGTTATTCGGTGGGGCAAAACCATCAAACCGGAAAACTTATATGCGAAATGGCAAGGTCTTATGGGCTGAAGGTGGTTGAACACGTTCCACTTGTAAAGTGTTGGAAAGGCAAAGACCGAAAAATTACGGATGCCGAAATAAAAACCTTCATTCCCATCAAAGGGAGAACAAACCAAGAATCAAGGGATGCCGCCCTTCTTGCATGGTTGTTTGCCGGGTTGCCCATTAGGGTAAAACCGGGTATTGTGGAAAAATAAATCATATCTTTTTTGTAAAGCCGTGTATTATGATGATACACGGCTTTAACTTTGCATATTATTTCAAAACGCAAAAGATATGAAACCAATAAAATTCAAAGAAGCAACGAAAGTTTTGCAGCGTCCGGCGACAATGACGGATGCGGAATGTGCTTCATTGCACGTTTGGACAGATGGAAAAGAATGTGTGTCTTGTTGGAAGCCTTCGTTCAAAGAACGATTGAACATCCTTTTCCGTGGAAATATTTATTTGGGTGTCCTTTCCGGATGCTCAACACAACCGCCCGTTTTCGTCACGGCGGAATATCCTTTCAGTAGACCGCCGTTTTTTACCCGTGTAAAGAACAAAATATCGAACATGATAGATTGTGCCGAATCGTTTGTGAAAAGCGTTCAGAACGCCGCAAAACAACCCGACAAAAGAAAGCACTTTGTCGGCGGTATGCTCATTTCTTTCCTTATCGGTCTTTACAATCCATTTTTGGGTTTTCTTTCGGGTGTAGTTGCAGCAGCTTTGAAAGAATGGTGGGATTCGAAAGGACATGGCACGGTTGAATTTATGGACTTCTTCTTTTCTTCAATGGGTGCTTTGTGTGTGTTGCCCGTTACATGGTTCATTAGTCCCCTTATTTGGTAAGTATGGCAAAGATTATCGAAACAACCGTTGAAAGTCTTGTGCCGGACAACTTGAACGCCAACAAAGGCACGGAATACGGTCAACGATTACTTGAAGAATCCCTTCGCAAGTTCGGTGCGGGTCGTTCCATTCTTATTGACAAGAACAACCGGATTATTGCCGGAAACAAGACCATCGAAAATGCCGTGAACGCCGGACTTGACAATGTGATTGTTGTCGAAACAGATGGCAATCAGATTGTGGCGGTAAAGCGAAAGGACATTGACCTTGATTCGGCAAAGGGGCGTGAACTGGCACTTGCAGACAACGCAACCGGAAAAGCAAACCTTTCATGGGATGAAGATGCCATCAACCAAATCACAGAACAATGGAATGAAATCAATCCGGATGATTGGGGCATTGACATTGAACCGATGAAAGAGCCGGAGAAGGAAGAAGAAAGCAAGAAGGAGATTTCAACAAGGTTGATTGTGGAATGTGGAGATGTAACCCGGTTGTCCCTTCTTTACTCGGAATTGCAAGACCGGGGATTTGATGTCGAATTGAAAGAGTAATGCACGATATGCACTAAAACAATCTAAAAAAGAGAAAAATGGCAAAGTATGGCACAAAGATGATTGAAAGTATTGTCGGGCTTATCAAGTCCGACACATACACCATTGCCGAAATTTGCCGCCAAGTTGGAATATCTTTAAGAACGTACCACAAATGGATTGAGGAGAAACCGGAATTTGCACAAGCGGTTGAGGATGCGAAAAATGAACGGATGCAATTCTTCGTTCAAGAAGCAAAGAAATCCTTGTTGAAGAAGATATGCGGTTATGAAGTGACAGAAACATCCGTTACAACCATACCCGGTAAGGATGGAAAACCGCAAATCAAGGAGCAAAAGACAAACAAGAAACATTTTCAACCGGACACGGCGGCAATAATCTTCACGTTGACGAATGGCGACCCGGAGCACTGGCGCAACCGCCAATCTACGGAAGTAACTGGCAAGGATGGAAAAGACTTGTTCAACAACAAAACAGATGAAGAACTTGACAAGGAAATCGAGGAATTAAAAAGAAAACTGGAGTAATGACAAAAGGAACGGCAAGACAAGACAAAATCCGCTTGGTGAAGGCGATGAAAGAACGGCTATTGCGTGAAAGTCGTTCCGATTTGTTGCGCTTCACTATGGCGACAATGCCGACCTTTCGCCCGGCAGATTTTCACCGCCGTTATTACGACATTCTTTCCCGGTTTGCACACAAGGAAATCAAGAAATTGATGGTGTTCATGCCGCCACAACACGGAAAGTCGGAAGGTTCAACACGCCGCCTTCCGGCTTTTATCGAAGGTTTGAATCCGGACACACGTCTTGCGGTCGTTTCTTACTCGGCGACTAAAGCCAAGAAGTTCAATCGTGAAATTCAACGCATAATGGACACACCCGAATATGTTGATATATTCCCGGACACACGTCTTGGAATGTCACAAGTCGGCGAGGATTCCGGAAAAGGCTATATCCGAACAACCGAAGAATTTGAAATTGTTGGCAAGCGTGGAAGCGTGAAAACCGTTGGTGTAGGTGGCGCATTGACTGGCGAACCCGTTGATGTGCTTGTAATGGATGATATTTACAAGGATGCAAAAACCGCATGGTCGCCCGTTATTCGTGAATCTGTTTCCGATTGGTATGATACCGTTGCGGAAACCCGACTTCACAACGATTCCCAACAATTGATTGTGTTCACACGATGGCATGAAGATGACCTTGCCGGAACTTTATTGCGTCAACAAGGCGAATATGACCCGGAAAAAAATCCGGATGGGTGGGTTGTTTGTGTTTACAAGGCTATCAAGGAAGGTGCGCCAACAGACTATGACCCAAGACAAGAAGGCGAAGCGTTATGGGAAGAACGGCATTCGATTCATAAGTTGCAACAAATCCGGAAGCGCAATCCGCAAGTTTTCGAATCGCTATATCAGCAAGACCCGAAGCCATCCGAAGGCTTGATGTATTCCTTCGGTTTCCAAACATACACCATACGCCCGGCGACCTTGCATTGCATCCGGAAGGCGTATGTTGATACCGCCGACACTGGCGAAGATTATTTGTGTGCAATCGTTTATGATGAAACGGAAATCGGAAACTTCTTGGTTGATGTCCTATACACGCAAAAGCCAATGGAATACACGGAAGTTGCGACCGCCCGGATGTTGACACGTCACATGGTCGCCGAATGTATTGTGGAATCCAACAATGGCGGTCGTGGTTTTCAACGTGCAGTCGAAAAGCAATGCCGCCTTATGGAGAACGCAAGAACGAAATTCCGATGGTTTACACAAACCGACAACAAGGATGTGCGCATATTCAGCAACTCGGCGGCAGTTCAGAACTTGACATATATGCCGGAAGGGTGGGAAAGGTTATTCCCGGAGTTCGGCAAGGCAATAACGGGCTATCTGAAAGCCGGAAAGAACGAACATGATGATGCGCCGGATGCCTTGACCGGAACAGTAGAAAAACGAAAAAAGCGTGGAAGGGTTGATGTTTCATCCCTATTCGGCTAACAAGTATGTATCACATTAAAACAAACAGATATGAAAGTACAAGACATTATCGAAATGAAGAATGTTCCGGTTTCGTGCGATGGCGATGTCATTGCGGAAATGAAGGGATGCCGATATATCCCACAACCGGACATTGAAACGGCAAAGAAGGCGTTGAATCCGGAATTGCATGACATAAACAATCATATTCTTCGCCCGGATAAGAAAGTGAAGGTTGATGTGGACACCGATGCCGATTCCGCCCAAAAGGTCATATCGGTGGATGGCGAAACAACGAACACAAGAACGGAAAAGGTGGCACGCATTGCGGTCGCCCTTCAAAAACTCATTATTAAACGTGCCGTGTCGTTCTGTTTCGGCAATCCGGTTGAATGGAATTGCACGCCGGAGAATGAACAACAAAAGATGGTGAAGAAGGCTTTCGACAAGATTTTGAAGAATGCCAAAATAAACTCGGTCAATCGAAAGATTGCCCGTGCCATATTCAGTTTCAAGGAAGCCGCCGAATTGTGGTTTCCGGTTGAACTGGCGAAGCCGCACACGAAATATGGTTTCCCATGCAAGTACAAATTGCGTTGTGCAATCCTTTCGCCGATGTTGGGCGATACACTTTATCCGTATTATGACGAATCCGGCGATATGATTGCCTTTTCACGTTCATTCAGCCGCAAGGATTCGAAGGGTGTTATTTACAACTACTTTGAAACATACACCGATGAAGAACATTGGTTGTGGGCGAATGGCGCAAACGGAATGCAAGTCGTTGAAGGTTATCCGAAACCAATCACCATTGGCAAAATTCCGGTAATATTCGGGCATCAAGAAGAATTTGAAACCGAAGATGTTGACAAACTCATTGACAGACTGGAAGAACTTCTTTCCAACTTCGCCGATACGAATGATTATCACGCTTCGCCAAAGATATTCGTAAAGGGTGAATTGAAGGGATTCAGCAAGAAGGGAGAATCCGGAGCAATCATCGAAGGTGAAGGCGATGCGGATGCCAAATACCTTGCATGGCAGAATGCGCCGGAATCGGTCAAACTGGAAATTGAAACGCTTTTGAAGTTGATTTATACCTTGACACAAACGCCGGACATTTCATTTGATTCCGTCAAGGGAATTGGCGCAATATCCGGAATCGCCTTGAAGTTGCTTTTCATGGATGCCCATCTAAAGGTTCAAGACAAGAAGGAAATCTTCGATGATTACCTTCCAAGACGTGCGAATGTGATTAAGGCATATATCGGGCAGTTCAACAATGCGCTTGAAGCGGAAGCCGAAAACATGGATATTGACCCGGAAATCACGCCTTATATGCTCGTTGATGATATGGCGGAACTTAACTATTGGTTGACTGCAAACGGAAACAAGCCCGTCTTGTCACAAGAAGAATCCGTTGAACGTGCCGGAATATCCAAGAATCCGGAAGCAACGATGAAGAAGTTGAACGAACAATCAGAGCGTGACAACGCTTTTATGATTGGCGAACCTCAAATGGATGGTGACGCATGAAGAAGTTGAATCAGAAAGGAACGGCGCAATATCATTGTCGTGATTGCGCCCATTCCTATGACTGGCATTCGATGTCCATCAATAATGAACCGATACTTTGCCGTTGTCCTTATAAGCAGCAAGGCGGCAAGTATTGTGTATTCTTGAAAGACCCACAATGCGAATTGTTCAAACTAAGAAAGGACAAATAACATGACCAAAAGACAGAAAACAACACGCTTTTCCATCAAGGATTTCGATACGGCGCATTACCGGACAACCGAACAATATGCAACCGCCGTTGACAATCTGTTTGCGATAGCAACAAGAGAAATAGCAAGTGCGGCAAGCAAGGCGGATTTCAACCCGGATAAACCATTTTCATTTGATGATTATCCAAAGGTGAAGGCAGCTATGCAAAAGACAATCGCCGGGCTTGCAAAGAAGGTGCAATCGGTCGTTGAAACTGGTTCACGCAAGCAATGGTTGTTTTCTTGCCGGAAGAATGATGCCTTCATCAAGTCAATATTCGACACTTCGAAATTGAAGAAGTCGGAATTGAAACAAATGACCGATAAACGCCTTGATGCGCTTGCAGCTTTCCAAGGTCGAAAGGTTGCCGGAATGAACCTTTCGCAAAGAGTATGGAAGTACACAACACAATTCCGGGAACAGATTGAACACGCCCTTGATGTTGGACTGGGTGAAGGAAGGTCAGCGCAAGAACTTTCAAGGGATGTGCGCCAAAATCTAAATGACCCAAACCGCCTTTTTCGCCGTGTTCGTGATAAGCGTGGAAACCTTGTGTTATCCAAGGCAGCGCAAGCCTTCCATCCCGGACAAGGCGTTTATCGTTCTTCATACAAGAATGCAATGCGCCTTACCCGGTCTGAAATCAATATGGCATACCGGGAAAGTGATTATCAAAGATGGCAAGCACTTGATTTTGTCGTTGGATTCGAAATCATGCGTTCCAACCATGAACCGCTTTGCAAATGTTCCATCTGTGAAAAGTTGGTCGGAAGATACCCGAAAACATTCAAGTTCGTTGGTTGGCATCCGCAATGTATGTGTTTTGCAATCCCTATCATGGAAGATTTCTTTTCGGAAGGTCGCCGGAATGACCGTGTGAATCGCTTGATGGCAGCTTTGAAGGGTACAGAAGCCAAGAAGTATGTTTCGCCCGAAACCATTGATAAATTGCCGGAAGGCTTCAATGAATGGGTTGATGCTCACAAGGAAGTGCAGAAGGGATGGCGTTCAACGCCGTATTTCATACGGGATAACTTCAAGAATGGAATCCTTGCCGATGGGTTGAAGATTAAGATGCCGGATGTTGTGAAGGTTGACCCACTGGCGGCGATTATGCCCCAAATTACCAATGTAAGGCAGCTTGCAACACAATGGGGATTGACCATCCAATTGAAGATGCTTGAAAAGTATGTTGCCGAAAAGAATGTGTCACACATTCAATCAACGATTGCGACTATACAAAGCAAGGTATCAATAATATCGCAAGCCGATAAGGATGTTCGTGCCAAGTGCGCAAAATGGGGGTTAAGTACATACATTCTTGACCAAGCAATGAACACGCATGATTCAAGGCAGATATTGAACGCACAAGCCGAACTGGAAACACGTTGCATTGATGCAGAAAAGGAATACAATGCTTATTTGGTGGATGCACGCAAGGCAATCAGCGATGCGAAGTCAAACAAAATTGATTCTTCCGGTGTTGAAGGCGATGTGAATGCCGTTTCGTCTGATGTGCGTGATTGGATTATGGGTAAGGTAAACATCAAGCAAAGGTTGACCGACTTGTTATCTAAGATAAACAAGGCACTTTCCGGAAGCATCCCGACACCGCCGGATGATGTCGAAGAAGATTTGAATGTTGGCAATGTGGCAATTGTTTCGCCTAAAGCACCATCCGTTTCATACACGCACGATGATAAGAAGAAAACCTTCGAAGAACGTGCAAAGAACTATGCGGACGCATTAACCGCATTGTATGGAAGCAAGGACAATTGCCATATTGGATATAAGGCATGGTGGCAGTCTGTAAAGGATAATTATGCCAAATACAAGGGCGTTCCATTGAAACTTGATACCCATGTAATAAGAGCAATAAACGGCGTGATTGATGGTGGACTTGGTGAATACTTGGATGCAATCGCCCATCTTGGAGAATTGTCAACGGCGAAAAACCTTGGCAATATCCCGATGAAGTGGCGAACAATATTCAACGGTTATATCAAGAAAATCGAAAGTGCGGATGTTGCAAATGAAGGGTACATTTCAGTATATCGTGAAATTGAAGCGGCTTATAACATCTATCAGTTGTCAACAAGTAAAATGGCAACATCTTATGGACTGGGTAAAATATCGCCCAAAATGCCATACCAATTTTTTGAGGAAATGAAAAAGAAGTTGAAGATTGACATTACGCAAACAATGCCAAGAAAAGCCTTCTTTGATAGTCTTGAAGAATATGTTCCATTGTCAACCGTTGGCAAACGTAATGATGGATGTTATTTTTCACCTACATTTAAGCACGTCCGGATGCCGTGGAACATCAAAAAGACAAAAGAACGATTTATTGATTCGCCGGAATACCGAACTAAAATCATTTATCACGAATTTGGTCATGCCCGTGATGGTCTTTCGCCAACTGGCGAATGGGTTTCACGCAAGGAATGGAAGGACTTGTTTTCTACATTTGAAAAAGAAATAAACAAAGATGGCGGTGCGGCAATTGAAGCAGCTATCCGTAAAAAGGCAAATGATTTGAAACTTGCCGGGGTTGATACTGGCGATAATGTTGAAATGCTTGGTGCATTAGCGGACACGATTCAATCACTTGTAAAAGGACACCGTTATGTTTGGAGTTGGGGACATTCCGTTTCTTATTGGAAGGGCGATAAGATGTTGAAGGAATTTATTGCACACGCATCCGAAAACTATTGGGGTGGAAATAACTTGTTCAAAGAACTTTGCCCCGACCTTTATAGGGAAATGTGCAAGGTAATGAAGAAAATGTAAAAACAAGGGCGCAATCTTAATGATGCGCCCTTGTTTTATTAGTCAACCCACATTGAAAAAGATTGTTCCCTTGCGCCGCCGCATGATTCGCCATCATCGTATGCACAATAAAACGTCTTGTTTTCCTTCAAGGCTTTTCGAATCAACTTGAAGGCTTCTTTTTGGTCGGGCTTTTCCCCGAATCTTCCTTTTGTTACAAGGATTAAAGATTCTTGCATCGTGTAATTGTCGCCATTCATTATATGGTCGGCAATTTGTTTGTCGGTCATTTTGTCAAAATTCATATCTTTTCTTATTTGCAAAGTAACTTCATTTATGAAATACGCCCACCGCCCATTTCTTTAATCCAGTAGTCGCCGGATAGTCGGTGTTCGATGAACTTTTCCATGTTGTTAGGAAGAAATGCACGTGTTCTTTCGTCCACTTCAACCCAATGATAATCAACATCATTGCATTCTTGGTGATTTCCGGTTGGTTTTCTTTCGTTGCAAGAATCCCTTCCGGATGATGCATTTGCCGTTTCTGTATGGTTTTTCCGGCGTGATTGCAACATCGTAAAGCCGGGCAAGCGATACGTCCAGTTCGGAAGGCGTAAAGTGGTCGTAAACCGCCGCCAAAGACCCGAAATAAAAGTTTTCATCGTCACCGAATGAAACGTGATATATTGTTTTCCCATTCATATACTACAATAGTATTTTCTATATTTGAAAGCCTTTATCAATTCGTCAAGTTTGACGATGCGAAAAGCACCGGATAAAGTTTCCTTCAAGGAACGTCCAACGGTTTCATAAGGTATATATCCGGTTGCTATATCAAGCGTTACTTCAACGATAGAATGACAATCCGTTCCGTTTATAGAACCGTCCTTGTTGCATGGTGTAAACTGCAATTTTATCCTTTCCTTATAACTGCAATCCGGGTATGACCATGAATCAACAACACTTATATTCTTGATAACAAGATGGTCGCCATACGTCTTTTCCGGTGCTTGAACGCTTATTATCTCACAATATGACATATCATTGTTGTTTTATATTAAAATCAAACCATTCACGGGGCGACTTGTCCGCCGCCTTCTTGATGGTGCGGTAATATAATTTGTTCAACTGGCGAAGTCGTGCAAGGTGTTCGTGCGGATGCCAATTGAACGATGGCATAACTTCGTTGTTTGCGGCGTAGATGCCGCCTTCCTTCGGGTCGAAATGTGCGAAGGCTACAATTACACCATCTTTAATGAAAACGCATTCAGAAGGGCTTTTATTGTCCTTCATCGGGTATTTTATAGCCTTGCATCCATTGTAATATGATGCAATACGTTCTTGTTCCTTCATCTGTTTTTGAATGATGGAACGCAAATCCTTGAAGTTTGATGCAACTTCCTTCCGGATGTCTGCAATGCAAATCGGTTCATCCCCGGTTGCAACATTATACTTCAAAGTTCCGGCGACAAACATTTGCAATGCCTTTTCAAAGTTTTCTTTGTCTGTCACCTTTTCCCATAATTGGGAAACGAAATCGAAAGGCAAGTCATACTTGACCGCCAAGTTCTTCAATGCTTGTTCATTCATATTCTTCTTCGTTTTCGTGATTTATTTCGGATATTGATGCAGCGAACGCCGGGCATTTCATGCAATCCGGATTCGTGCATTTTGAACAATAAATGGTTTCAAGTTCGTAATCTGAAAGCATAATAGAAAGATTTAGTTGTTATCAATGCCAACAACAAAGAAACAATTCTTGTCGGCAAGTAATTTATTCACCGCATCCAGTGTTGCCCCGGTGGTCAAAATATCATCAAAAACGATGATGTTGTGTTCCTTGATGTCGGCATGAAGCGTGAATTGTGGATTAATACGTTGTCTTGTTCTTGCCGAAATTGCTTCTTGATAGAACGGTATTCCCAACTTTCCGGAAAGTTCGATGCAAACCGATTCGGCAAAGTTGTGTTCTTTGTGTCGGCGTTTCGGTGTTGTCAGAATTGCCCATCCTTCCTTGTTCTTCAATCCAACGACACGTTGAATGACATTCAAGGCGGCATCCGCAAACCTTCCAACATTCCCGAAGTCGGATTTGATAAGTGAAAGCGGAAATCCTTCTTCACTTTTCTTGAAGCAAGAAATGAAGGAAAAGTCACGTTTCGGATGCCATGCTATATTGTCGGTCATATCGCACACACTTTCATTAGCATTCTCGCCGGAGTTCCATCCGGCACGTTTTTTCTTCTTTGTTTCTTCATCCTCAAATTCCGGAATGTCAATCGCCCACCCGTCAAGTTCAACGGCATCCCATTCTGCAAGCAACGCTTTATAATCCCAATCGCCGAAATCGCCGTTATCCTTGACGATGTAGTTGCGCAGCTTGTCAACTGGCGTGTCCTTCGGGATGATGATGCAAGGGCATTCCGTATAATCAAGGCGTTTTAGGGCTTGTAAGCGCATATTTCCGCCGATGGTGATATACTTGCCGCCATCAATAGGATAAACCAACAAACCACGCAAATCAAGCATTTCCGGGTCTTGTTTGATGGATTCAATCAACTTGTCAAGTTTTACCGGGTTCGTTATACGGGGATTTGGGGGCAAGCCCGGCACTTGCCCCGTGTTGTTTTCAATCTGAATGATTGGAATGTTCCTTGTTGTCATATAGTAACGATTAAAGTTGTACGACCTATCTTCTTTGCGTAATCAATCGAATACTTTGTTCCACGACTTTCGCCATTCCAAAAGGCAACAACCATATCGGCGTTTTCGATGATTTGCCGATTCCGGATGAATGTTGCACCCCTTCCATATTGGGCATAATCCGGGCGATATTCAACCAATTGTAGATTGCGCACTTTGGCATAATCGGCGGCAAGGGAATCAATACCCTTTGCGCCACCGGAAATGATGGCATCATCATCTTGAATGTTGATGCGTTTTTCGAGTTCCAAGGCAAAGTTTATATTGCCGGGATTGCGTGAACCGATAATTGCGATTTTCATTGTTGCGATGTTTAGTTGCCCGGATGGTTAGACCGGGCGTTTCCTTTGTTAGATACTGGCTTCATCAAGTGAATCAACGGCTTCGCCGATGGAATCCATTGCGCTTGAAAGATTGTCAATGGCTTCTTGCATTGCATCCCCTCGTTCGCCTTCTTGAAGTGATTCCGGCATATTGTCGAATGATTCTTGTTCTTCATCCATGATGGCTTCGACATCTTCTTTTAATGCGTTCAACTTTTCAATGATTTCGTTGATTCTTGTTCTTCTTGCTTTATTCATTGTTGCGGTGGTTGTGGGCGGCGTGAACCGCCCGGATTAAATTAAGCAGATTTAAGAAATTTGTGAAGTTCTGTGCGAAGTTCGCCGAATCTCTTGAAGTGGCGGAAACCTTCATTGTTAGGTTCGCTTTCGAGCGAAACACCGATTGATTCAAGAAGGTTTCGTTCTTTTTCTGAAAGAACAGAAACGGCGATGGTGTTGTAGTGTTCAACATCAGACCATTCCGGATTTACCATCATCATTGAAAGCACCTTGTCAATGGTTTGTTGCTTTTTAATTTCTTCTTTTGCAGCCTTGACACGGCTTGCGTTCATCTTGCACCACATTTTGCAAAATACATCCTTATCAACATCGGCGTTCATATAAACATTGTTGATTGATTCAAATTCGGCGGCATTCACACGAACTTGTGTTCTTGTTTGAAATTCTTGATGTGTCATTGTTGCGATATGTTTAATTGTTATTTGTTGCGTGTATCATAATAATACACCGCAAAGATACGATATATATTTAATATAACAAGCGTTTAGGCAAAGAAAAAAAGCTACAAACCCCTATTTTTAACACTTTTAACGGCGGTTTTGTGGAAAACTCTTGCATAAGTACGTTCTTGCATCTTCGTGTATTACTATAACACACATTATCTTTGCCGTTGATTTGTATTAACAATAAATTTTTGAACACATGAAAGAAAAGATTCTCGCATTACTGGTTGCACAATTTGCAGGCGTGCGAAAGGACGGATTGATGCAGTTGGCACGCTCGTTGGCGTTACAATGCACCACCGAAGAAGAAGCGAAAGCCCTTGTCGAAAAACTGACGGATGCGCAAGTCAAGGATTTTGTGAAGGAATTTCGTGCAGAAGTGGACAAAGAAGTTTCCGATGGTCGCAAGACGTATGAAACAACATTGAAGAAGAAGTTTGATTTCGTAGAGCGTAAGCCCGAAACCGTTCCCGGCGGTGGAGAGCCTAATCCCGGCGAACAGAGAACCGAATCAATTGTTGCCGCCGCCGTTGCCAAGGCATTAGAGCCTTTCACAAAGACAATGAACGCATTCAACGCCAAGACCCTCAACGATGCAAGGCTTCAGCAACTCAACGACAAATTGGCAAACTGCAAGAACGAAACATTCAAGCAGCGCATTTTGAAGGACTTTGCCCGGATGTCCTTTGATACCGATGAATCGTTTGCGGAATACTTGTCCGAAACGGAAACAGATATTGCAACCGCAAATCAGAATGTGGCGAATGAAGGCTTGTCAAATCAAGGTTCACCATTGTTCGCCCAAAAGGATGAATCCGGCGTATCTGCCGCCGTTCAGTCCTACATTAAGAGTATGAACCCGGAAGGCAATCAGTTTGCCGGAAAGGAAGTGTAAAACAACTAAATCCAAAGAAGTATGTCATTGGTTATTAAAAGAGCAAAAGACAATCGTGTTGTGAAGTGTGTTCTTCACCGCATTGCCGACATTCCCGGTGGCGTAACGGTATCAATCGCCAGTCTTGGCGGTTCGGCGTTGTTTGAAGGCACACCGCTTGGTGTTGGCAAGAATGGTATGTATAATGTGTGCAAGACCGCACAGATTCTTACAACCGCCAATGCCGCCGCAACCGAATATGAGGTTGCAAAGGGACACCATTTCAAGCCCGGCGACCGCTTTGCGACCGCCGAATGTAACGGACAGACAATCGCAAGCATTGACAAGTCTGACCCGGCGAAGGATGTCATTACGCTTTCAAAAACACTTGGTGCGGAAGTAAAGCCGAATACTTGTGCGTTCGAAGCATCCGGAGAAAACAAGACATTGAAGGTCGTTCCTTCTTGTGTTGCCGGGTCTAATATGGACGTTGAAAATAACGAAAGCCTTTTTGTTGACGCATGGGTTATCGGCGTAGTTCGCAAAAGCAATGCGCCTATCGTAAACACAACTATCGAAGCAGCCTTGAAGGGGGTTGTTTATGTTTAATCACAAGTAAATTCAATCGGATATGCAAAAAACATTGATGGTCGGACTAAACGAAAAAGACATGGGTGCGGTTATCCACAACTATGACTTGAAGGCGTTTTATTATCCGACCTTGTTTCCATTGAAGGAAACCAATCGTCTTGACTGGAAGATGCTTGAAGCACAAGCCGGACTGAAAATTGCAGCCGACCTTGTTTCTCGTGGTTCATCAATTCCAAGAAAGACCCGTGAAGCAATTTCACGCATTCAAGGCGATATTCCGAAGATTTCAATTTCCCGTGAGAAAGAGGAAGATGAAATGACGGAATACGACATTATGATTGCGTTGTCATCAAACAATCCCGACTTGACCGCAATCGTTGAATTTTGGGCAGAGGACACAAAGTTCTGTTGGGATGGAGTCGCCGCACGTGCGGAATGGATTGCACTTCAAGAGATTTCCCTTGGTCGTGTCAAGTTCACCAATTCCAACAATGCCGCCGTTGTCACCGAATACGATGTGGACTATCAGATTCCATCAGCGCAGAAAATCGGCGTTACAACATCGTACACATCCGGCACAGATGGTAAGTTCTTTACTAAGGACGTTCCAAACGCCCTTAAAATCGGCAAGAAGTTGTATGGTGCAACTTATAAGTACGCATTTATGAATGTTGACACGTTCAATAAGATTGCGGAACAGACCGAAGTGTACAAGCGTTGTGCAACCCTCATACAGAACGTCACCGAAACCAACGATGCGCCCGACTTAAAGACGGTCAACGCCTATCTTGCGAAGAAGAACGAACTTTATAAGGGCTTGCAGATTATCGTGATTGACCAAGACATTACAATTGAACTTGCCGATGGTTCAAGAGTAACAAAGAATCCATTTGAGGATGATGTCGTGCTTTTCTCGGAAAGCAAGGTTTTGGGCAATACATGGTGGAAGCGTCCCATTGACGCAAAGAAGAAGGCGGGCGATGTTGCCGAAAAGGTTATGCATGGTCACACCTTAATTAAGAAGTTCAGCGAGGAAGAGCCAGTAAAAGAGGTTACAATCGGCACGGCAAACCTTTTCCCGGCTTGGAATCTTTCGGGTCGTTCGGTGCTGATGCAGATTAGCGCAATGACTTGGACTAAAAACTAATTGGAAGGGTGTTCGTGCAGCTTGCACGGATGCCCATCCGTTAAACTGGAAGCACTATGGCAATTAAGAGCAACAAGCAATATTTGGTTGCATCCCTCAAAGGGTTGAACGTGACGGAAGATGATATTGACCTTATCATCTTAAAAAGCGGTATTGATGCCGATGCGGATGCCGATGTGAAGGCGTGCGATATGGCGATATACAAGCGTATGTCCGTTGTACTGGGTGCGACAATGCAGAACGTGTCGGAAGGCGGTTATTCGGTGTCATGGAACATCGAAGCGGTCAAGATGTATTATAACGCCCTGTGTAATGAATTGGGCGTTGAAAACGTGCTTGTCGGTCGCTCAAAGGTGCGCAACCGTTCAAATTATTGGTAAGTATGGCAAAGGTAGTTGAACAATATCCACATTATTTGTTTGCGGTGGAAGGCGGAGAATCCGTCAAGGATGAAACGGGCAGTTGGTCAGAAGCAACGCAAGAATTGAAGTTTCTTTCCCGGTGTCGTGAAGAAGCCGATGGCAGAGGAACGGAAATCAATGTTGGCGGAGGAAAGTTCCACAAGGTCACATCGTTGATTCAGTTACCCAAAGGTGCGCCGTTTGTTGAACTGGGTGCATCCGTTCTTGTCGCCAATAACCCGGAAGGCGACAACATCCGCATCCAAGGAGTGTGTTTGAAGTTTGACCCGGCGCAATTACATTCACGCTTATGGGTATAACATCATCATTTAACCGGGATGAAGTAAAGCAGCGATTCGATGCGTTCCTTGACGAGATAGAAAAGCTACAAATCGAAATGATGCAAGAACTCGGCGAAAAGTGCGTCACCGAAATGCGCCTTCACAAAACATACATGATGCAGACTGGCGCATTGCTTTCTTCAAGTGGTTATTCCGTGTATAAAGATGGTGTCGCTATCCATACGGCGTTTGAAGCGGCAAGCGGAGCGCAGAATGAAGCGGCGGCGAAAGGTATGAAGAACGGACAATCACTTGCCGACAAGGTAGGCAAGGAAACAAAGGGAATATCCCTTGTTGTTGTTGCCGGAATGAATTATGCAGTTTACGTTGAATCAAAGGGTTACAACGTGATTTCTTCCGCCGAACATCTTGCACAACGAGAATTGCCAAGAATGCTTTCAGAATTGATTTCTAATGTTAAAGCGGCAGTTGAATAATGAAACAGACATTCGATTTAGATACCATCATCTATGGGCTTTTGAACGTGCCTTCCATAACAACCTTCATCAATGGTGAAGTGTATGTCGGCGATGACCGCCCGGAAGATTCGGTGTGTGAAGATATTGTTGTGAATAGTATTGATTTGACACAAGACTATTTGCCGCAAGTCGGAACATCAAACGTGAATGTCTATGTCCCGGACAAGCCAAGGCGCATCAAGGGCAAACAACAATTGAAGGCGTGTCGCCAACGGATGAAATCAATCACCGATAAGGTGGTATCAGAGTTAAGAAAAGCGGTTGTTCCGGGGTTGAAGTTCACAATCGAATCCCAAACGGTATTGAACGAAAGTGATATAAAACAACATTATGTGAACATCCGCATATCGTGGAACATTCAAACAGAATAATTTATGGCAAATACATCTGTGATTACAATCGGTTTGGCAAAGATTTCGGTCGGCACGGCAGCCACAAACGGAACAATGCCAGTTGCCCTTGAAAAAATTGGCAAGGTTTACAAGGATTCGTGCAAGATTGCACAAGATGCCGCCGATGTTACCGAACACTTTGAGGAAGGACATTCCGCCCCGGAAGTGCGCAAGAAGTCGAAGAAGATACCAAAGGTTACTTTCTCGCTTATGGATTGCGCCCCGGATGCGCTTGTGAAGTACATCGGTGGTGAGAAGGTCGAAAAGGACGGTTGGGGATTCAATGGCGATGAAATCACCGCCAATGTTGCAATCAAGATTGAGTCCGAACAAGGTCTTGACTTTTGCATCCCGAACGCCGATGTGGAAGCGGTTATCAACGCCGATATGTCCGCCAAGGGCATTTTCCTTGTTGACTTCACCGTAACCCCTTGCGCAGTCACCGCCGGAAAAGCAATTTCGGCAATCCCCAAGGGCGCATAACGACCGGGGAAGTGTATAACCAAGCCCCGAATCATTTTTTATGGTTTGGGGCTTTAATTGTTTAATGACATGGCAGAAGAAACAGAGAAAACCAAACTTGAACAAGAACGTGATGAACTTGACAAACTGATTGGAAAGGGTGTCACATTCGAAGTCGAAGATGTGCGTTTCCGGGTTGAAAAGCGTTTCTTCGGGTTGCTCAAAAAGCGCATCCCGGAAACGTACAAAAGGAAATTCAGCATACAAGAACCGACCCTTGGAACGCTTGACAGATTATCCCGTGAATGGGTGGAATTTGAATTTGACAACGAAAGGTTGAAATCCGCAGAAGGAATGAAGGCGGCACGCACGATGGCAGCTAAACACGCAATTCGTTGTGCGAAGGTCGTTGCGCTTGCCGTTCTTGGCTCGGATATACTTATTGCGAAGCCGGGCAAACATGGTGTCGTCCGATACGTTGAAGATGCAAATGCGTTGAAGGAGTTGACAAACCTTTTCGCCCGTACAATCAAGCCTTCCTTGTTGCACCGACTTGTCGTTCTTATCGGCGCAATGTGCAATTTGGGGGATTTTTGCAACTCTATTCGATTAATGCAGACCGAAAGAACAACAACGCCGATTCGGATAGAGGACAACGGGGTTTGAACAGTCCACATGGTCGCCGTGGTGCGATATGCGCACACATGGGTTGGACGTGGGATTACCTACATGAAGGTATTGCGTGGGCGTTGGTGCAGAAGATGATGATTGATGCCCCATCATACGACACAACGGATGGAGAGGTTGACAACATCGAACTTGGCAAAGAGAATGCGAACGATATTATGAATTATGTAAATAGTTTAATGTAATGGCAGAAATCAATGGTGGCGGAATGTCCTTCACTTCAACGATGGACAATTCACAACTTGACAAGGCGGTCGAAGAAACCCTTCGGCGATTGCAAGGGCTTTCGGATGGTGCGGTTGCGGTAGGCGATGCGATGGATTCAACCACCGCCGAACTTGTTGAGCAAATCAACATACAAAAGAAGGTCATACAAGACTTGGAATCGTCATACGCCGACCTTGACAACAAAATCAATTCTATTGAACCGGGAACGGCACAAGACATATTGATTCAGCAAGCGCAAGCCGTAAAAGAAGAACTTGATGGCGAACGTCAAGGAATGGTCGAACTTTTGAATCAGTTGCAGCAGTTACAGACCGTAAACGCAAGTGCATCCGGTTCACTGGAAGATATACGTTCCGCCTTGTCACAAGTCGGTGCGGCTTGCGAGGTGAACGAAAATGCCATTGCCCAACTTGAAGATGAATATTATTCGCTTCAAAAGGCGATGGACACGGCATTTGGTTCGGGTAATGATGCCGAATACAATGCGATGAAGAAGAAGGCGGATGCCATCAAGGGTGAAATATCAGTTCGAAAGCAGCTTTTGAAAGATTTGCGTGAGCAGTCGAACGCCCTTGAAGATTCTGCCCAAAAGATTGAGAAGGAGCGACAAGCGGTTGAAGAAGCCGCAAACGCCCATGTTTCCCTTCGTCAGCGCATCAAGCAGTTGAAGGAAGAAATGGCGGATTACCGAATGCAGTTCGGCGACCAAACGGAAGAATACAAGAAGATGGCGCAAGAACTTGGTAATCTGCAAGACATTCAAGGCGATATTCGTTCACAAGGTGGTGTTTTTTCGAATGATGAAGCGCAGTTTGCCGGAGTGTTGTCCGGTTTGAATGGCATTGTTGGCGGTTTTACGGCGGCACAAGGTGCGGTTGCATTGTTCGCCGGAGAGAATGAAAACCTTCAAAAGATAATGTTGAAGGTTCAATCCCTCATGTCAATAACGATGGGATTGCAGCAAGTCGCACAGACATTGAATAAGGATTCGGCGTTTTCTCTTGTCACCTTGAACACCTTGAAAGAATGGTGGAACAAGTTGACCGGACAATCTGTAATTGAAGAAACCGCCGAAACCGTTGCAACAACCGCCAACACGGAAGCGAATGCGGCAAATGCAGCATCAAACACCGCAAGGGCGACCGCCGCAACTGGTGCATCCGTTGCAACAACCGCCAACACCGCCGCAACTGGAGCGAACACCGTTGCAGCCGGAACGGGTACGGTTGCCAACTGGTCATTGGCAGCTTCATTCCGTGCGATAGGTGCGGCAATCAAATCAATCCCGGTGTTCGGATGGGTAATTGCCGGAATCTCGGCATTGGTGGCGGCGGTCACGTTGTTCACGGATTCGGAAGATGAAAACACCGAAGCCATAAAGAAGAACAAGGAAGCCCAAAAGGACTTGCAAGAAGAATTGTCCGCAACCGAACGTGTTCATGCCGAAACAATCAAGCAAGTGGCAGAAGAACGGGGAAAGATTCAGTTGTTGAATAGTATTGTTCACGACAATACCGTTGCAATCAGCGACCGCCGTAAGGCATTGAACGAATTGAAGCGAATCATTCCTTCCTACAATGCGTTACTTGACAATGAAGGACGTTTGACCCGTGACAATACAAGAGCAATTGACGAGTATATCAACGCCCTTGACAGACAAGCGATGGCGAAGGCGGCACAAAAGGAACTTGAAGCATTGTCAACAAAGGAAGTACAATCGAAGTTGCGTCAGCGCAAGGCACAACGAGAAATGGACAAGAATAAATGGGCGAATGATTATGTGAACCCGAATGACGCAACGAACCGCACAAAGGGTTATGAAAATGCCGCCGTGCGTGACAATACCGCCGTGCGTGGCGAAGCATATCAGCAACAACAATTGGAAGCGGCAAACGCAAAGAATGCCTATTCTAAGGCGGCGCAAGACTATGATGCAGCAAAGAAGGATGCGCAAAAGGTGGCGCAAGACAAGTCCGACATCATGGCATTGATAAAGGATGAAAACCTAACATCCGACATCGTAACAACCGCAACGTCCGGCGGTACTGGCAAGGTCACACCACTTGGAACTGGTGCGGTAGAAACCGACCTTGATAAACTTGAAACCCTTCTTGCACAAGCAAAAAAGGGCTATCAAGAATATTATAAATGGGTCAATTCCGGCGATTCCATCCTTCAAGAAGCCGCCGACAATGAATTTGCCGGGTTATTGAAGCAAGGTGCGACATACCTTGACTATCTGAAACGACAAAGGGCGGAAATCATTTCCGTATCGCCGGAGAGCCGAACAAAGGAGCAAACCGCCGCATTGCGCAAGATAAATGAAGCAATCGCCGATGAAACGAAATCAACCGTCCTTGAAGCCTTCAACAACGAATTGTCGGCACAACTGGGCAATGCCCAAAGCATCATTGAAATGTTGAACATCATCGAACAACGCCGCAAGACGTTAAAGAATGACGGGTCGCAACTTGACAATGAAAAGAAAGAAGCCTTGGACAACGCCGAAGATGATGTTGTCGAAAAACAGAAGGAGCGCACGAAAGAACTTCTTGATGATTATGCGTCTTACACGACCCAAAAATTGAAGTTGGAGCAAGAATACATCAATGATATGATGTTGTTGCAAAAGCAGCTTGACAACGCACAGAATCCGGACAACAAGGAAGCAATCAAGCAAGCAATGGAAAACCGCCGTGTTAAGTACAATAAGGATTCAAAGAGTTCGGGCGATGAAGATTATGACGGATTGAAAGAACAATATCGAACCTATCAAGAGAAGGTAACGGCAATAAAAGACGAGTATGACGAAAAACGCCGCATTGCCACACTTCACAACGATACGATGTTGTTGAATCAACTTGCGACCGCCGAAGCCGCCGAATTGTCGAAGTTGCAAAGCGACATGATTAAAAATTCGGTAGACTGGCAACAATTATTCGGGAATTTGGATGAACTATCATCCAAAAGCATAAAAAAACTTATCAAGAAGATTGAAGCGCAAAAGATTCAGTTTTCCGGAGATTTCGACCCGAAGGATTTGCAAGCCATCAACGAACAACTTGAAAAGGCACGGGCAACCATTGACAAGCGCAATCCATTCAAGGCACTTGGCAACGCCTTCAAGGAGTTGAAAGAAACCATCCGGAACAACAATTTGCTTGATGATAATGACACATTCGTTCAACAACTGAATGCAAAAAAGTCAGAATATGAAAAATATCAAACATATATAAATTCGGGCAACACAACGCTTTCGGAAGAAGCAAATCAAGCGTTCACGGAATTGTTGAAGCAAGGCACAACATACCTTGACTATCTGAAACGCAAGAAACAAGAGTTGCAAGGTAAGATTGACATGGACATTGATACTGGCAATTCAATGCAAATACTTGATGCCGCCATCAAGCAAGAGGAATCCGGAAAAAGCAAGTCCGATGCAATGCGTGAATCATTGAAGGACACGTTTTCATCCGCCGCAAGTTCGCTTTCCTTCGTTTCCGGTTGCTTCGATAGTGTTACGAATGGCATCAAGAAGATGGGAATCCAAATGGATGAAGAAACGGAAGCCATATTGGGCGACATCGGCGGCATGATGGACGGGGCGGCGCAGTTCGCACAAGGTTATGCAACCATGAATCCGTTGCAAATGGTGTCCGGAACGGTGGGATTTCTTTCTTCGGCATTCGATTTATTCAATTCCCGTGACCGCAAGGCGGAAAAATCCATCAAGAAGCACAAGAAGGCAATCGAAGATTTGCAAGCAGCTTATGAAAACCTTGAATGGGCAGTTGACAAGGCACTTGGCGGCGAGGTCTACAAAAACCAAAAAGCCATGATTCAGAACATGAAGGAGCAACAACAACACCTTCGTGGAATGATTTCCGATGAAGATTCGAAGAAACACACGGATTCGAATAAAATTCGTGAATACAAGAATCAGATTGCGGAACTTGACCGACAAATCCAAGATATGTATGATTCAATAGCGCAAGACATTTTGCAGACTGATGCAAAGACATTTGCCGATGAACTGGGCAATGCGCTTGTTGAAGCATTCGGAAAGGGAGAAGATGCCGCACAAGCATTTGATTCCACCGTCAACGAAATATTGAAGAATGCGGTTTTGAATCAGTTGAAGAAAAACTTTCTCGAAAAGCAGCTTCAAAAAGCACTTGACAATCTGCAAGCCGATATGGGCTATTGGAATGGCGATGAGTTTGTTTTCGATGGTCTTACAGATGCAGAAAAGGCAGCGTTCAAAAACCAAGTGAAGGGCATCACCGCCGGATTTGAAGAAGTGATGAAAGTCTATGAAGATTTGTTCAAGGACATCACCGATGATGCGGACGCCGATGCCGATTCTTCATTGACTGGTTCGGTTAAGGGTGTGTCAGAAGAAACCGCATCTAAGGTTGAAGGACAGATGAATGCCATCCGTATCAACCAAATGGAAGCAACGGAACTATTGCGTCAACAACTGGCGATGCTTTCAACCATTGCCAAGAATACGGCGTATAATGTACACCTTGCCAAGCTTGACCGCATCGTGTCGTTGCTTGAATCAAGCGAAGGCGGCGCATCTATGCGTTCACAAGGCTTGTCATAACTTAAAACGTATAAATATGAGTGTAGCAAAAGAACTGGCGAAAGAAGCCAAAAAAAAAGGTATATGCAGCGAGTGGCACGGCGAATTGCGCAAATTGGGCGACAATAAACGTGCGATGTTGCAAATGTACATCAAAGGGATTGACTTTTGTCTAAAAAACGATTTTCCTTCCAATGATTACATCCGGGCGAATTTCAAAGGCACAATGGAGGATTTCGGCGTGTTCCTTGATGAACCAAACTTGAACATAACAAACTTTTCCAAGTGTGTTGCACTCGGCAAGACAACCGGAATTGTCACGACAACTGGATTTCAAGTTTGCGAAGCGTTCATCAAACATCAATCCGACATAACCATTGAAGCCAAGGACAACGCCTTCATCGTTGTTGACGTGTTCGATGATACCACATTGAAAGTGAACGCACACGACCGGGCAAAAGTGTGTGTGAATCGCTATGGCGGCAAGGTCATAACATCAACCGATGATGGTGCGATGGTTAAAGTTATTGAGAAACATAAAAAAACGTATTGATATGGACACGAACAAAATAACATTGCACCTTCCATTCGATGAATCAAACGGTTCAAATGTCGCTTATGACTATTCTTCCAGTCGTGCGGATGGTGTTGTTGACGGTGCTTCATTCATTGCCGGAAAGAACGGCAATGCAATCGCCTTCCAAGGAAAAGGAACTTGTGAGGTGTCGGCAAATGTATTCGGCGACATCAACGGCGATTGGACAATTCTTACATGGGCAAAGGGTCTGAATCTTGAATGTGGTGCGCCGAAACAGATGATATGGGTGTTGAACTTTGGCGATTTCAATGCGCTTGAAGTCCCGATTGAAGTTAATCCGGATTTGTGGATTTCGCTTGCGGTTTCCAAGAAAGGCAGCTTATACAACTTCTATGTCAACACATCGTTGATTAAATCGGTCGTGCGGCAAGGAAACCTTCAAGGCGTATCGCTAAATCAAGACTATTATGGCGATGAATCCGGAATGGGATGCCTTGATGATTTCAAGGTCTACAAGTTCGCATTATCACAAGAGGATTTGACGCAAGAAACGAACGAAACGCAAAACATCGAATATATCATCGACGGCGTGAACATCAAGGAAAAGTTCGGTGTATGTGTTGCGGATTCGAAGGGCGTAATTTCAAAGCCGAAATTGAAAACGCCGACATCTGTTTCGTGGGACAATTATCACGGCGAAGTTGTTGACTTGTATCACAAGTTTTATGAACCCCGTGAAATCACGTTGTCTTGTTTCTGCAAGGCGGATTCAAAAAACGATTTTATCACTAAGGTAATGCAGTTTGAACAACTATTCGACAAGGTAGGAACGCAACGCCTTATGATTTCCGTGCATCCAATCAAACCGCTTGTGTATGAGGTCTATTGCAAGGATGAAATCAGCGTTATCAAGACATGGAGCGACCGATTGATGGTCGGAACATTCGAATTGAAGTTGACAGAACCCGAACCCGTGAAGCGAGTTTTGAAACACATCCGTGTATCAGATGCAACAAAGGAATGTGAAATCACATTGACATCCGAAAAATACGTCAATATCTTTTGGGGCGATGGAGAATCCGACCTTGATGTGTGCGGAACGGACAAAGTTGTGAAACATACCTACAAGGACAACGGCGACTTCTTCATCATCGTGACCGGGTGCATTGACGAAATATCAGCCTTCAAAACAAATGCAATCGTTGTATGGAGCAAATTATAATCACAAGGGCAAATGGGGCAATTGTCCCCATTGCCAATAAAAAAACGGCGACATCCATCAAAAGCGCATCACAAAATGTTACGCTTTTGGGGGATGATACCGTGTCAATTATAGTTGTGTCGCCATTCAAGCAAACTTATTTGCTTGGTGATACAATCACCATATATGGCAATCCGTACCGTTTGAACCGCCTTCCGAAAGTGAGAAAAACCGGAATGCATGAATTTCAATATGAATTGGAGTTCGAAGGTATGCAATACGATATGATGCGTGTCACTTACGATTTGACCATTGACACAACAAGCAATAAACTTGCGGATGTGTCGGCGGAATCGTTGACAGGCAGCTTGCACCGCTTTGCAACCGTTCTTATATCCAATATGAATCGTGTGTTCCCCGGAAAATGGGTGCTTGGCATTTGTCCGGACACGGCAGAAGATAAGACTTTGACCTTTGCCGAAGGCGACAATTGCTTGTCTGTTGTGCAGAATCTTTGCACAGAATACGAAACGGAATTTGATATTGAAAACAATGCGAATACGGGCGTGTGTACGCTTAATTTCCGGAAGGTTGGCAAAACCTTTCCTTATAAGTTTGAATTTGGCAGAAACAAAGGATTGTATCAGTTGACCCGTGAAAACGTGTCAAGTGCGAATATTGTCACCCGATTGAAAGTATATGGTAGCACCGAAAATATAACTTATAAATATCGTGCGCAACGTCTTTGTTTGCCGGGCAAATCAAAGACGGAATCATATATTGAAAAACCGGAAGCGATAGCCAAATACGGCATTTGGGAAGGTCGTAAATACTTCGATAACATAAAGCCTTCCCGAACCGGAAAAGTCACCGGACTTGTTGAAGGTTCGGTCTTGAAGTTCGTTGATGCTGATATGTTCGACTTGAACCTAAAAGACGAGAACGGAAATTCCAAATATCTTCTTGCAGATACGGCGGCAAAGGTTCACTTCAATACTGGCAATCTTGCCGGATATGAATTTGATGTGCATTCATACGACCATGCAACACATACGTTCACACTGGTTAAGCAGACGGATGAAAGGGGAAATGTATTTCCTTCCGATTCTTCAGATGCCTTCCAGTTCGCCGAAGGCAACGAATATAAATTGATTGATGTTGCATTGCCGCCGGAATGGGAAAGAAAAGCAGAAAAGGAACTTGAAGAACAAGGCAATATATACTATGACCAAAATTCGCAACCGAAGGTGCAATATGGTTTAAGTGCTACGGAATCCTTCTTGGCTTCATTGTTGAGTAAGGGAACAAACGGAAATGTGATATGGGTCGGCGATTACATCCCGGTAAAGGATGCGGATATTGATGTAGACAAGGCGGTTCGTGTGAAATCATTCAAGCGTGACTTGTTGAAGGATTATTCGTATTCTTTGACTATTTCAGACCTTGCCATTACGACAAGCGTCACAAACCGGGTTATTTCCGAACTTATTGACCATGACAAGGCAATCACCATAAACAACCTAAAAGACCCGGCAAGAGCAAGGGCAAATTGGCGGTCAAGTCGTGAAGTTCTGAATATGGTATTTGACCCGGAAGGCGATTATTACACCGATAAGATAAAGCCATTGTCTATTGACACGATGGCATTGTCGGTCGGTGCAAAATCAATGCAATTCGGGTTGAAGAACACCGTGTTCCAACCTAACTATGGCGGCAATGCAAACCGTATCGTGTACGATGGCGGCGTGCTTACACATTACACTATCAAGGAAGAATCCGCCGTGTCGTGGGTGCTTGCTGATGGCGATGTGTCATTGTCTGATTCTACAAAGGCATATTATATATATGCAAAATGTCAGAAGGAAGGCGATTCCGGAAACATCATCTTTTCGTCAGAACAGATAAAGACAAATTCGGATGCGATGTATTACCATTTCTTTATTGGTGTGTTGAACTCTGTTGACCCGGAATTGAAGGCTCGTTCGTTGGCGTTGACATACGGATTCACAATGATAAACGGAAGGTTCATCAAGACCGGACGTGTTGAATCGGCAGACGGAACAACATATTTCGACCTTGACAATTCGGAAATCGGCGGTCGTATTGTGTTTACAAGGAACGGCGAGAAAAAGACACTTGAAGAAGTTGCAGACGAAAGCCTTGAAAGCAAGAATTTCATCAACAACACACTTCCGGGGTTGCTCGAAAACATCCAACAACAATTGGATGGACAGATAGAGCAATTCTTCTACAATACCGACCCGTCACCGCTATCAACACAACCGAACGCTACCGATGGCATCCCGAATAGCGAATGGACAGAAACAAGCACGAAAGAAGCCCATCTTGGCGACTTGTATTACAATACGGATTCCGGCAAGGTGTGGCGTTATGTCAAGATGCAATGGCGACCAAGACCGGGATTTATGCCGGGTACGTTCTATGTATGGCAAGAACTTCAAGATTCCGACCTTGCACAAGCAATAGCAATTGCCAATGAAGCGTTGGAACTGGGTAAGGAGAAAAACCGCATCTTTACAACGCAACCCGTTCCGCCGTATGATGTGGGCGACCTATGGGTTCAAGGTGCGACCGGGGACATCATGCGTTGTAAAACGGCAAGGGAATCCGGTGCTTACACTGCGTCCGATTGGGAAAAGGCAAGCAAGTACACCGATGATTCCGGGTTGAATAAATTCATCAATGGCGCATTCTCGGATGCTATTGACACCATGACCGAACAGATTGATGGAAAAATCGAAACATGGTTTCAAACAACCGACCCGGCGACAAACTGGTCAACCAACACCGAAAAAGCAAAGCACGTTGGCGATATGTGGTACAATTCAAGCACCAAGTCGTTGAGTTGCTATCGTCAGACACTCCGTTTAGTTAATGGTGTGGGCACGGTTGTTTATGTATGGCGAACAATCGAAGATAAAAAGGCGATTGATGCGTATGATGCGGCAAGCAAGGCACAAGACACCGCCGATGGGAAACGCCGTGTATTTGTAACGCAACCTTATCCACCTTACGATGAAGGCGACTTGTGGGTTGACGGACAGGAATTGCGCCGTTGCACCACCGCAAGGGCGTCCGGTTCGTGGAACGTGAATGATTGGGTTATCGCCGTGTATTACGATAATACACAAACAACGATTAATGGCGGCATTGTGACATCCGGAACAGTACAAGTTGCCGGGGACAAAAAATCCATCCTTGCCGGAATCACGGGAAACGGCACGGCATCCGATTCAATCCGCTTTTGGGCTGGCGCATCGTTCGAAAATCGTGCCACCGCCCCATTCCGTGTACTGCAAGATGGTTCGGTTGTAATGACAAAGGCACAAGTGGAGGGCGTTATAAATGCAATATCGGGTTCAATCGGCGGTTTCCGAATCCAACAAGGACAAATCGGATATGGAACAGATAAAGAACAAGATTCCGCCGAAGGTCTTGCGTTGTTAAATAATTTCGTGCGTTTCAGACGTGGCAACCAATTGACATTGCTCGGATGCCTTTCTTCGCTTGGCTATCCTTTCAATGGATTAATGAAGTTGACCGATACGGTGGGAACAACACTTGAATTGCATCACGACAACCCCAAAACGAGCGATGAGAGAAATGAATGGATGTATCATCCGAAAGCCCTTGGCGTATATGGCAATCAATACAACTTCGGCAAAGTGGCAGCTTTTGAAACCGGGTACATCGGCGAAGCATTTACAAACATCATACAATTATGGTTTGACGTTACACAAAAATATCAATTCGAGAGCAATAGCACATCAAGGCTTGCTGTTCGAATGCCGACAAAGCAAGCCATTAATGATATGTGTGGAAACAAGCCAGTTATATTTGATTTGGAAATCGTGTGCGGAAAGGACATGGCAAACAAAATATCCATCATGCCGGATGAAGGGAAAACAACGCAATTGTATCGTGGTAGTCATCCGCTATTTTCAAAAGAATGGACTGGCGGATTCAGTAGTTCTAAAATTGAATATCAAATCGCTAAAGTCAACGGAAAAACTGTTGATTCTTATGATATGGTTGCCGGGGATTCCGTGCATTTGCGTTACTGCAATGGCGTGTTCTACATACTGGATTCTATGGCGGAATATAAAAACATATAATATGTATTTAGCAAGAAAAAACAATGACGGGACAATTGATTTGATTGATTGTTCACGTCAAGAAGGCGAAAGAATGGCGGAATTGAGGAATACGGGATTCCTTGATTTCGTGCCTTCACCACAACCGGACGTTAAACCGGGAGAAACGGCGGTTGAAACATTAGAAATTGTTGATGGAAAGATGTGTCAGAAATGGCATATTGAAGCCAACGAAACAAACAATCCGGGATAAAAACACAATGTGGAAGCCGAAACACGACCTTTCGGGCAAAAGTTATGCTTCGGTTTTCCACATTGTGTATTATAGTGATACATTATAGTTAATTTTGCAACATTCAAAAATCGAAATATATGGATGTAACACGTTCGGGCGAACAGATTTCCGCCCAAATTGCAAAGATGGGAGTTATTGAAGGTCTTGACAAAGGCAATTACACATTGCAGTCCGGACAGAACTTCCAAATCAAAAATGACGGGGTTCAACCCGTTTCGTTGCAAGTGCAGCTTGCCGGAATGGAAGAAGGCACGTTCATTGAAACGACCTTCGAAATCGGTTGGAATCCCGAAATTGTGCGAGTAGTAAAGGCAACATCGTTGTCGGGTATGAACTTAAAATGGGGTTACTAATATGGGACTTCTTATCGGTGTTGGTCAGACAAGACCACAAAGTGCATACGATTATTGGTATGGCATTGAATGGGATGTGACGGTTTCCAATCCGCATCCTACAAGAATAGGCAAAGACGAACTTCACAAGTCCTTGCCTTTGCAAAACATGATGCGCAATTGCATCTTGGATGACAACGGCAAGGTTGTGTATTACCTTAACGCCAACGATTCGACCAAGCGCGACACAGGCGCGGCGGCAGATTTGACGGGCAAGGATGGCATGATGGAAACGGAATTGCCGGATATGTACGTTCGCTTTGAAATGGATGGCAACAAATGCCGCCATTTGCAGAGTACACAACCATTGCCCGGATTCCATCTTTGGCGCAAAGGCTATGTTTCAAGCGTTGAAGCAACGGTTCAGCGTTCAACAAACAAGTTGGCATCCGTATGTTCAACCGATGTTGACTATCGCGGCGGCAACAACAACGCAAGTTATGACGGAACTTATCGTTCGTTCCTTGGTTTGCCCGCGACCGCCATTTCATTGAATGATTTCCGCGCAAAAGCGCGCAATCGTGGTTCGGTGGAATGGAATGCAAACCTTTACAGGATGCACAAGATGATTTGGTGGTTGTTCGTGGTTGAATATTGCACATTCAATTCGCAAGACGCGTTCACCGCCGAATTGGATGAAAACGGATTCCATCAAGGCGGCTTGGGTGCTGGCGTGACAACGTGGAATGGAGATTGGAACACCTTTAATGGTTATTATCCAATCATTCCTTGTGGAACAACTAATTCATTGGGTAATCACACGGGAACGGTTGATTATACCGTGAGCAATGGCGACAAGATAAGCAAAACATTTGCCGTTCCACGTTATCGCGGAATTGAAAATCCTTTTGGTCACATTTGGAAGTGGACGGATGGAATCAAGATAATCATCCAAAGCGAAGCGGCGGGCGGTTTATCTAAGATGTACATTTGCGATGACCCATCCAAGTTCACAAATTCGGGTGTCGGCAATTATGAGTATCGCGGCGACATTTCGCGAAAAGATGGATATGTGAAACAACTTGTCCTTGGCGAAGATGGCGACATCATGCCATTGGCGGTAGGTGCTGGAAGTACAACGTATTTTTGCGACTACTTTTATACAAACATCCCGTCATCCGGAGAATCGGAACGTGGTGTTTTGTTCGGCGGTAATGCGGATAGTGGTGCGAGTGCGGGGTTCGTGTCTGCGAATGCGAATAACGCGCCGACGAATGCGGCTGCGAATGTCGGTTCTCGGCTTTGCTTTGACCCGCAAATCGAAGCGGCTTGAAAAGCCGTAAATCGACCCGCAAACCGATAAACGGGATTTGAAAGAAAAAAGAAATAATGGTTGTCCGATGTCGTGGTGTTTTGTTCAGCGGTAATGCGAATAATGGTGCGAATGCGGGGTTCGTGTATGCGAATACGAATAACACGCCTACGAATGCGAATGCGAATATCGGTTCTCAGCTATGCTTGTAAAATATTATAGTTGCTAATCGGAAACCATGCCAATCATCCCATCCGGGGATGATAAGTCGGGAAAGGAAGCCCGGCGGCAAAAAATAGAATATGTTGAACGGTTTTGGTAGGGCGCAAGCCCGAAGAATCCTATTATTCAAGCAAACAAAAAAACTTTCAAGAATGAAAAGAATTGGAAACCTTTATGAAAAGGTCATCGCGATTGATAACTTGAAACTTGCGGACGAAAAATCCCGCAAGGGCAAGTTGCATTCCTATGGCGTGCAGCAGCACGACAAGAACAGGGAAGCGAATATTCTTGCATTGCATGAAAGTTTGAAAAATGGAAATTTCAAGACATCCCAATATCACGTTTTCACAATTTTTGAACCAAAGGAACGGCAAATCTATCAATTGCCATATTTCCCCGACCGCATCTTGCATCATGCGGTGATGAACATTCTTGAACCAATATGGGTGTCCGTGTTCACACACGACACATATTCATGTATCAAGGAACGCGGCATTCATGCGTGCGCCATGAGCGTGAAAAAGGCTTTGAGAAAAGACCCGGTCGGCACGAAATATTGTTTGAAGATTGACGTTCGCAAGTTTTACCCGTCCATCAACCATGAAGTGTTGAAAGATGTGGTAAGGCGGAAAATAAAAGATGGTCGCCTTTTGGCGTTGCTGGATGAAATCATTGATTCCAACATCAACACGGACATTCCGATTCGGAATTTTGTCACCGACCCGAACACCGGGGAACTGGTGGCAACGTCCTTGAACGGCGTGCCGATTGGCAACTATCTTTCCCAATACTTTGCAAACCTTTTCTTGGCGTATTTCGACCATTGGTTGAAAGAAGAAAAGCGCGTGAAGTATTATTGGCGTTATGCCGATGACATCGTTGTTCTTGCACCGGACAAGGAATCCTTGCACGCGTTATTGCGTGACATACGGGCATATATGAAGCGTTTGCAACTGAAAGTGAAACGCAATCATCAAGTGTTCCCGGTTGACGCGCGCGGAATTGATTTCCTTGGATTCGTGTTCTATCACGACCACACTTTATTGCGCAAGTCCATAAAACAAAATCTTTGCCGCCGGGTGGCAAAACTCAACAAGCGCAAGAAACAACCCACAAAGGCAGCTTACAAGCAAGCCATTTGCAGTTGGTGGGGTTGGTGCAAGTATTCGGATTCAATTCATTTATTCGACAAACTTTTAAAATCGTTTCCTTATGAAATTAAATTCAATCGAACCAAACGCGCATTATGACATTGCGCATGGTATGCCCGCCGTGCTGGAAAAGGACAATGACGGGTCGGTGATTTATCGTGTGAACATCGCCGAAGAAAAAGCCATTCCGGAGGGTGAAAAGGAAGCCCGCCCGATTGGTTGGTCATGTTATGAAGTCCGCACGTTCGCGAAGCCTACAAAGGCAAACTTGAAGCGTGTGTTCATCCGTTCAGTCATTGACGAAACGGCGGAATTTGACCTTGTAAATAGCTACAACAAGGATGCACTCGGCATCAAGAAGGATGCCAAGGCAGTTGCAGAGTACAAGGAATATTTGCAGTTCACCGATGATGTGGATGCGATGCTTGTCGCCGACTTGTCGAAAATAACAATCTAACAATTAAGTTTATTATGCCAAGATTTAGTGATTCAAACATCGAAACCGATGCCATAATTGGCAAAGGCATTGACCTTGACGATTTATTTGACAAAAGAATCGTCATTGAGAAAATAAAGATTCAGCCGACAAAATTCCCCGGAAAGAATAATTCCGGAATGAGGATGCAAATGCAAGTTGTTGTTGATGCTAAATTCAACGACACCGAAGATGCCGATGAAGATTTCTTCGTCAAGGATGAAAACGGATTGTGTATCGGGCAAAGACGTTCCGTTTTCACTGGTTCGGATAATCTTATGAATGAAATGCAGAAGGCGCAACAAGGATTCAAAGAACACCGGGCGAACAAAGGATTGCCGCCAAAAGATTTCGTTGTCTTTGATACAACAATCACAAAGATTGGCAAAATGTTTCACTTCACATAATTCAATCCGATATGAACGAATATGTTAAAGAATTGTTTTCGCTTTGGTGTAGATACATATTGACCTTGCTCGGTGCATTGTTTGCGATGCTTGAACCGACAATCCCGTTCTGCGTCATTTGTACGCTGGCGGTCTTGTGCGATTGTTACACCGCATGGGCGTTATCCCGAAGGATAAAAAAGAAATATGGAAGATGCAGATGCGATGGAAAGTTCAAGTCGAATCATGCCGGGCGTGTTATCGTGACACTTATCAAAGTGTATGTGTTAATCGTCTTGTCGTTTCTGATAGACTTGTATATTTTCCCGGATTGGACATTCAGATTGCCCAACATTGTAGCCGGAGCAGTATGTTTTTGGCAAGTGTGGTCTATTTTGGAAAACGAATCATCATGTAATGATGCACGATGGGCGAAGATTGCGCAACGCATCATGGTTGATAAAACGGAACGTCATTTCAATATTGACCTTCACGAACTGAAAGACGCACCTTCACAACCGGATAATGATGCGCCGATAACTGATGGCGTGCCGTGTGGCAATATTCATTGTGATTTCCGTGGTGGCGGTGCTTGTGACCCTCCCAAATGCGAAATGTATGTAAAACCTAAAAATCAAAACAATGGCGAAAGTTGATGTTTTATTGCCTTTCATCCTACGATGGGAAGGCGGTTATGCTAACGACCCGGCAGACACTGGCGGCGCAACAAATAAGGGCGTAACAATAGCCACATGGAAACAATGTGGCTACGACAAGGACGGGGACGGAAAGATTGATGTCAAGGACTTGAAATTGATTTCCAATGATGATGTTCGCAACCGTGTCTTGAAGCCACATTTTTGGGATAGATGGAAAGCCGATGAAATCCATTCACAAAAAATTGCGAACATTCTTGTGGATTGGGTTTGGGGTTCGGGCAAGCATGGCATTGTCATTCCGCAACGCATCCTTGGTGTTAAGCCGGATGGCATCGTTGGTGCAAAGACTATATCGGCGGTAAACTTCGCCGACCCGAATCAGTTGTTTAATGCCATATACAATGCTCGTGTCAAGTTCTTGAAGGACATTGTTGCGCAAAGTGTGGCGGCATACGAGAAAAAGAAGGGACGCAAGGCAACCAACGCCGAAAAGATGCGATTCACAAAACAACGCTTCTTGAACGGTTGGATGAAACGTCTTGCGGATATAAAAAACTTGTAGTATGAAACATTTCATCGTTTTCGTGCTTGCGCTGATATTGTCGGCGTGTGCATCATCCAAGAAGGCAAGCACCTTGGAAAAGACCGAATCATCGGTTGATTCGGTGGTTGTATCTGAAAACTTGGTGAAGAATACCTTTTCCGACATTGACACATCAAAGGTCAAGGAATGGGGATTCACTATCACAGAAATAGAATACTTTCCGCCGGATTCCGATGCAAATGCAATGCAAATGCAATGCAAATGCAATGCAAATGCATTCAATAACAAGTCACCTTCCGGTGTAACTGGAAGCATCAAGAAATGGAAGCAAACGACATTCGGTTCAAAGTTTGAACAGAAGGGCAAAACCGAACAAGCCGAATTTTCCGATTCTGAAAAACAAGCTATGCAGAACAGAAGAAACGACACGACCATCAACAAGGAACAGACAAGAACAAGTGTTCGTGTGAATTGGTTTGTTGTGTCGGCGGTATTCGCCGCAATTTTGCTTTTATATTTGAAACGTGTGCCGATTTTGAATGCAATTCGGAAAATACTTTCTTCGATACGCCGTATTCTATAAAAAAACGTGTACCTTTGTACACGAAAACCACAACATTGTTGCGATGCCGGGGGTTGCGCCCGGTTCAATGTTTAGTTTCGCCCCGGCTACGGTCGGGGCTTTTTTCTTTGAGAAAATATCTTTTGGTGAAAAGATTGTTTAAGGTAACAAAAAACGCCCGATTTCGTGAGATTTCGGGCGTTTTCGTGTACATTTCGTGTACGATGTGTGTAAATCCTTGATATTCAAGGGGGATTGTGGAGCTGGTGGGATTCGAACCCACGTCCGCACAAGGAAACCATACGCTTTCTACACGCTTATTCCAGCCTTTGGTTTTCGAGGCATGGCAAGACCTGGACCACCAACCATACCCTTATCTCCTAAATTTCACTCATGCATCGGAGCCTACACAAGCTATTTCCGATTGTCCTGCACCGCTTGACCCTCAGATTCGGAACAACATCCTTGGAGCGATGTCTCGTTCCATCACCTAGTGACGGAATAAAGCCAGTAATCTACTGTACTTCGATTAGGCAGCGAGAGCGTAATTGTTTTCGCCAATTAAATTTTATGTCCACTATGATTATGGAGATAGCCGACGAGTCTCCGCGTGCTTACGTACCATTTCATCTCGCCGTCAAATCCATGTCAACCCCAAGATTACGTAGATACGTGG